ATGGTGCCTACCGGTGCCGCTGGCAATTTAACCTGGCTAAATGCACCCCCTTTAGAGGTTGTTGTACCAAAATAAAGTAGGATTATTGGCACAGGTTTAGGAGTTACGGAGGAGGAGATAAATCAAGACATATCTACAAAATATATCCATTTTGATTCAATTATCGAACAAGAATTCGAGAAGTACATGGAATTATATCATGAAACTATAAGTAAAGCTACAAAAATGGCGGAAGGTTCAAAAAAAGGACAACAAATCTTTATAAGTATAGAAGTAATGAACGAGATGTTGTCTCTTGACATTTTTTTTAGACCTGATCCTATGTGCCGCAGGATTATAAGAGAAATGATGAATCATGCGTCTAATTATAAAGTTGGTGTTCCTAATCATGAATATATAAACGATTTTTTAGAAAAAGAAAGCATAAAAAAAATTAATAATTACTTAAAAAACTATATTTATGGGGTGGGTCCCATTGCTAAAGTGACTAAACGTAATACAACGGGAAATGCCACCATTGATGCTGTGGTAAGTAAATTATTATCACTTATTATACTTTCTAGTTTTTTTTTGTTGTATGAAAAGATGATTGAAGGGACGGGCTTTATTAAAGAATTACTTGATAAAAAGATAGCAGACAATGATACATGGTTTAATGAACATCCTAATTCTGAAGACTTTCCTCCCTATACTGTTTCTAAACAAGATGTAAAAGCTGAAGCTTTAGCTGAAGCTGAAAGGGAATATATACAAGAATTGAGAAAAAATTTAATAATTCAACAACAATTTTTATTAAAATTACAAGTATATTTAGAAAAAATAAAGACTAAATCTGATTATGAAATACAATTTCGGGAAAATATAAGTAACCAAATAGAAATGATGACCAAACGTATTATTGAATTACAAGATAATCTAAATAAAAAGGTTGAAGAACATAAGATAGATATTACTGAGACTACTCAAGAGCGTGAATTGGACATATTGGTATATCATGTCGCTCTTATACACCACCAGATTAAAGCTCAAAAGGAACAAAATACTACCGGCCTTAGTGGAGGTAATAAATATAAAAAAGGTAGTGTCTCCAAATATAGTAAAAAGAAAAATAATAAGTTAAAAAGAATATCTAAAAAAATAAAAAATAAAAAAAAAAATCAAAAAATAGAAAGAATAAAGGTAAAAGAAGAAGGTAAATAAAATAATTAGTTAATAAATCTGTAAATATTTTCTTTAATTTCATTATAAATTTTTTTATTATGTATATCTTTAGTTCCAAATGATATATTATCAAATAGATTATTAGATTCGTAGTATTCTAATGTATTATCTAAAATATTAAGGAAAAATCCTATATTTTCAATATCTGCAATTTCATAAATAATTTCTATAACAATACGAATAAGGAATAATCCTTTTTCGGTTGTATAATCGTTAAGTATTTTATTAATTTTAAAAAATAAGTATTTATCTATTTTTTCTGTATTATTATTTTGGTATATATGAAATAGGTTATTTATAATACATTTATTATTTTTTTTATATTTTTCTATATCGGAATAATTTTTTATAAGTATATTATCTAATATTTTTACAAATATATAAGTATTATCTCTTATTTTAAGTATTTTCCTATATTTGACTTGGTTAATATCTTCTTGTTTTTTATTTTCTTCAATTATTTTTTCAAGAGATGTATCGCCAATAGTTTTATCATAAGTGAAAATAATTGATTGATTAATGAGGTTTTCTGATTCATCATTTTTTTCAATGGAAAGTTTTATGTATTCTATAAATAGAAGGGACGCTCTTTCAACAAAGAATATAGTAATATGAATATTAAATGAAACTAAAAATATAATCCAAAATATATTAAAGAGCATATTACTTATTTTTGTAATATTATTACGGAATGTATAGTTATTTATTTCTTCAAAATTATTTTTAATATCAACTATATATTTAAAAAAATATTTACAGAAGAGTTTATTAATAGTTTGAAGATTAATGTAAGTTATATTTTTTTTTTCTTTTTTTACAATTTCAAATATATTGGATTCCATCATATAATATTAATATATTATTAAGTTTGTAATTAAATGTCCGTTCATTTTATATAAAAAAAATATTTCATAAAGTAAATTAGATACCTAGTTTTATCTAATTAAATAATTTCTTTTTATTAGAAATTATTAAAAAATAAATCATATTTGTGTTGTTGAATTATCCATCTATATTATATGAAATTCCTATTAATTTAGAACATTTTATTTTAGTAAATGTTAATACCTATATTGCTAAATTGCTAAATTGCTAAATTGCTAAATTAACTTAATATTTTTATATTGTTTTTTTGTTTTTTTATAGTATAATATTAATGAAACAAATTATTTTTATACTCCTTATAATAGTTCTTATTATTTTATTAAAAAAAAAAATTTTTTTAAAAGAAAATTTTGTAAATTTAGATAATTATAAAAATGTTAAAGTATCTATATGTTCAATGGTTACTAAACAACCAGATTTTGAATTCTGGTTAAAGTATCATTTAGACTTTTTAAAAATAGATTATATTTTCTTAAGAATAGAAGATTCCCCAGAATATGAAAAACTTATTAAACCATATGGTAATAGAGTTATAGCTTCTTTTCATAATAAGAAAGATATTGATATGAAACATAATTATTTAACAATTATGGATAGACAAAAAGAAAATGTGAATTCAAATTTAAAAAAAGCAAAAGAAATGGGTATTGATTATCTATTTCATACTGACGCCGACGAATTAATATATGTTGGAGATGAAAATGGTTTAAGTAAGGATATATTACTTAGGAAATATTTAGAAGAAGTAACAGAAGATATAAGTTGTATTCATTTTAAAAACTTTGAAGCAGTATTCCCTAATAATGAAGAAAAATGCTTTAATACTAATAAATTTATAGATTGTAAAAAAGGTGGTTGTTTATCATATGCGAATGGTAAATCAGTTGGTAGAGTAAAGAAAGATGTTAAATTTAAAGGTCCTCATTATTTTACTGGTCCTGTAGAAAATATGGATGATACCAAAATATGTGTTCTTCATTTTGATTCTTGTACCTATAAACAATGGGAAACTAAATTCGATTTACTTAAAGATACAAATGAAGAAAAAATGAAGAAAATACCATTTCCTTTTTATAAAAATTCAATAAGAAAGTTAAAAAAATGCGGAGGCAATAATAAAAAAGAAAAAAATTGTAATAAAGAATTATCCGATTATTATGAAGAACAAAAAATAAATCCTTATAATAATAAAAAAACAGTTGATAAAGATATTACAATTTCTTAATCAAATGATATTTAATCAAAAGATATTTAATCAAAAGATAAAGTATATTTTTCATCTTTTTTCTTTAATCGCAATATTTCTTTTTTATTTATAGGCATAACCTGATATGTTATGTTTTTTTCTCCCTTTATATATTTTTCTTTGGAAAATACAAAATAATTAAAACATTTAACAATTTGTCTTAATATAGTTATCACATTTTTTTCATTCAAATCATTCAAATATTTTTGTGCTTTACAAGGAATATAATATTCATTTAATTCTTCCTCAATAGTTTCTATTTTTTTAACAGTATCGAAATCTTTTAGTATCTTTCGTGTAAATTGTTTATTATCTTGTAAACTTACTAAATTAAAACATTTTAATGTTTTTACTAAAATTATTTCGTCTGGTTTTTTACAAAATAACTGATTTATAGGCATATAATATTAATATTATAAAATATAAAATATTTGAAGACTGGACAACAAAAACTAATTATATGTTAATTTCATACAATTCTCTAATGTATTTTTATTAGTAATAGGATTTTTTCTCTTTAATCTCAAATCATTATTTACCCTCATTATTCTCTCTTTATCTATTGGAATATACATAGATTTATTTGTTTTTAGAACGTCTTTCTTTATTTCTTCCATCGAAGGTATAACAGAAATCATAGGAGGAAATATAACCTTATAATTTAAAGAATAATCCTCATTACATTTTCTAAATTCTTCTATACTTAAATTACCACCAAATATTGTTAAACACAATCGCGATGGAGCCAATTTTATCTTTAAATCCTTATTTTCTGTAAGTATAGAATATAAATAATTTAATAAACTATACCTTTCCCATACATTAGAATCATTCATTTCAAAATTATAAGCAGCACCACATTCCTTACTACAAAAATTACCAAATACATAAAAATTATTATTATTATATTTAGTAGGTATCGCACACGGAATAGTATCAAAATTATGACAACACCAAAAACACTTTAAATCTGATGTCTTCGGCCATTCTCTTCTCTTATTGTTTTCATTATAATATACCATTAATGACTTAATCTTTTTTTTTTTTAAACTTAATTTATTATATTTTATATTTTTTTCTTCTATCTCATATGTTTCCTTTACATTTTCTAATTTAGAATTATTATCTATAATAATATCATTTTCATATATTATTTCATCAACTTCTTCTTCTGTTTCATTATTTAAATTAAAATTAAGACTTTTAAATACTTGTTCATGTGGTTCATATGGTTTAGGATTATTAATTTCAGGATTATAATTATAAATATCTGTTAAAATATTATTCTTTAATTTTTCTGAATTAATATTTAAATGAAGAACATTGTCTTTTAAACACTTGTTTTCTTGAATAATTTTCGTTTCCGTGTTTATTAAAGAATTGGGTTTCCTACCTCTTTTCTTTGGTACTTTCTTTACTTCACCTTCAACTTTTGGTTTAGGTTTAGGTTTTCTTCCTCTCTTTTTTGGAACTTTCGGTTCCAATAATTTATTTACATCTGTTTTATTTTTGGGTTTTCTACCCCTCTTCTTAGGTATTTTAATTTCCAAATTTAAATGCTCTGAAGCATTATCATTGGTATTATTTGTCATAAATAATAAAAATGAAATATCTTTTAAATATTAAAAATTTTTTTACTTATATTCTACTATTTATATTATTTCATATTAAAATGTTTTCGACATACAGGAATATAAGATTCTCCAGAACCAACTAATTCTATTTTATTTTCTTCCACAATTCTTTTAGTAAAAGGTGCTTCTGTTCCGTCTCCGCATTTAAAACATAATGCCTTTAACTTAGTAATTGTTTCGGCGTGTGGCACTAATTTACATATTTGTCCAAATTCTTTTCTTTGATAGTCGCCGTCTAATCCGGCAACATATATAATTTTATTATCTTCATCTGCTGATTGAGTACAAAAATCGAATAAATCTGTAAAAAATTGTCCTTCTTCAATAAAAATTACATTACAATCTTTATAACTATTAGTATTTTTTATATCAGATAATTTATTTAGGGATAGACATTTTATTTGTACTTTATCATGTGAAGAAATAACACTTTCTCCGTATCGATTATCTTTAGAATTATTAATAAGTAAAAGATTATATTTTTCAATTTGTTTATAGCGTTTTATTAATCTAATAATTTCAGTGCTTTTACCTGAAAACATACAACCTAATATTAAATTTATTTTTCCTTGTTCCATAATATTAAATTATTTATTTTTTTAATAGAATTTATCAATTTTTTTATTTTATATATATATACAATGAGTAATAATTTATTAAATAATTCTAATAATTTAGTTATTTCAAATGAGGAAAATAAAAAAGAAGATCAATTTGATAGAAGTTTGGGATATTGGGATTTATCTTTTGCAGGTTATAGTTTAATTGTAGGTGCTGGTATTTTTACATTAATGCCTTTTATAATCAATAATGCCAAGGGTTATTCTTGGTTAGCTTTCATTATAGGAGGTTTTATTAGCGTATTAACTGGATTTAGTTTTATTAGATTAAATATGGAATATCCGGTAAATGATGCTGAATATTCTTGGTTTTTAGGTATTATAGGTGATAAAAAACAACCAGTAAATTCATTTAGAAATAAATTTGCGAAAGCAGGTGCCTCTATATTGATTTGGATTGTTATGCTTTGTGTTATGTCTGCTATTGCTACGGTAAGTGCGGGTATGAAGGATTTTATTCATTTATTAGGAATTAAAATGAATTCTTATGTTTTAATATTCCTTGCTATTTTTGTACCTACATTTATTAATATAGTAGGAACCAAATATACTTCGGGATTAAATCAAATTATTATGACTGGTATTACATTATTATTTGTTTTTGTTATAGGTATAGCATTAAAAAATCATAAATATATAGGTGAAATTAATTTTTTCAATAAACCAGCAAAACAAAATTTTAGTAATATAGCAAAAGCAGCATTTATGAGTATTTTTGCCTTTAATGGTTTCCAGGCATTAGTCCAAATGAGTGAAGAAACTAAAAACCCCGCAAATATTTCAAAAGCAATGGCAACTTCTATATCATTCTCCACTTTAGTATATGTTCTTATCGCAATATCAATTATATCTATAATTGGATTAAGTAGTGCTGCTAAAAATGGAGCCCCATTATCACAAGCATTTTCTGTTGTTATTGGTAAAGGAGGAGGAAATATTACAACACTAATGTGTGTTATTTGTATGTTTTCCACAATTTTATTCACACTATTAGGAGGATCCAGATTATTAAAGAACTTTGCGGAATTAGGAATTGCTCCAAAATTTTTGAAGAAAATATCTTCTTTGCCACAATTTTTAACTGGTAAAAGTAATAGTAATAATAGTAATAATAGTAATAATAGTAATAATAAAACTATAGAAAATTATGAAAATAAACAAGTAGAAAATAATAAAAAAAGTAAAATATTTGAAAATATGCCCATTAATGCTCTTATTATATTAAGTGTTGCTTCATTTATATGTGTATTGGCAGGCAAAGGTGTTTTAGAAACACTAGCTACTTCATCAAATATTATGATATTTATTATATGGAGTAGTGTTCATTTACTTACGATTATAAATTATCATAAAAAAGATGACGAAAAATATAAATTTTTAGAAAAATATAAAGATAGTCCTAAATTAGCGAAACTCGCAAAAATGTATCCGTGGTATAGTGTTTTAGGATTAATAACTACTTTATATATGCTTTTTAAAGCTAGACATTTTTTAAATGAAGCTTAATCACTATCTGAATCACTATCATCTTCCACAAATGAATAATTCTTAATAGTTGCGGTTGCTTCTACTCTAACTTTATCTACGCTCCAAGTACAACCAAATTTACCATTAACTATCCAAATTCCGCCACATTTAAGAATTGCCTGAATTTTGGAACCCTTGGTAAATACTTCTTCTTGTTCCATATCTACTGGACTATCATCTTTAAAACTTAACATTTTATATGATGTTTTACCTTCCCAAAATGGAAGTTTAAATTTCATAGTTGCCGGATATTTACCGTCATATTCCCCTGTCTCTCTATCCTTAGACCTTTTAACAATTGGAGTATATAATGCCTCGACAACTTCTTCATTTGTTTTCTTTTTACCCAACCAAGACATACTATTTTTAACTGCTTGACTTAAAATTAGTTTATCTAATCTATCCATATTTTCATAAAATCCCTTAATTCTATAATCGTCTTCCATATCTCTAAATGAACCTTCGATAGAATATTTGGGATAATCTCCTTTATATACATTTAAATCGAATGGCAGTGTCATTACTGGTGTTTGTAAGACAAACTGACTGTTATTAAGGTTAATATATACGGTTTTACCACCGTTTTTATTAGTTTTTACATCGGAAAAACTAAGTTTTGAAGTATCAAATGAATGTGCTTTTTCTAGAACCATATTGTGTATTTTATGATTATAAAGTATTTTTTAAATAAAATCAATTTTATTTTTAAAAATTGATTTTGACATATCTAAATATATCAAAAAATGACTTCTACACATTGTTTTAACAGAATACCAACAAACTCAAAATGGTTTGTATATGATGCTTATTATCTTTGTAGAAAAGGTAAAAAACTAACACCTTCATTTGTAAAACAAATATATGATACAGGCCATACACATATTTATATTTCTATGGGGAGTAAATATGCGAAAGAACAAGACGAATATCAAGAAACATTAAAAGAAGAAATGAATATTTTTAAGGATATAAAATTTGATGTTGTAATAATTGATTCATTAAATCCATGTATGTCTAGTATTAGAGATATTTTGAAAAGTGAATTATATATTATGTGGCGGTCTTCTTTATCTGATCATAAAGGTTCAATTTCGGGATTTGAGAAAACTTGGAAAGAAGGAGAATATGTTAGACCTAATGATAACATAAAAGCAAAAACTAATTATGAAGAATATAGAGATTTTCATGAATGCGATTTTCCAATAGTAACTAAATATTATGAAAATCAATTAACAGAAAAAATAAATCAGAAAACATTAAGAGAAAAAAATATGGTAAATATATGTAATTAAATTTTAAAAAAAACAAAATAAATATTTTATATTTTTTATTTTTTTAGAAATATATATTTATTATTTTTCCCAATCAATACAAATTCGTTGAATTCTCAATGATTTTGTTTCTTTACCAGTAGAAGTTTCTATAATATCTGCTTCTGCCATATCAAATCTTCCTAGATAATTAAATTTCTTAATAGTTGCCTTCGGAAGATAATATGTAGTTGGTGTTACATATTTTCCTTCTTCGTCTTTCTTTCTTCTAAAAACGACAACTGGTTTCCCAATCATATCTTCTATTTTTTCTATGCCGTAATGTTCGGAAGCTGTCATTGAAAGTAGAATTGGTTTACCATTGAGAGAATATATTCCAGATTCATCCATACTAGGAACTCCAATTATACATTGAATTCCCCTTTTATCAATTGGGTCTGTAATATTATAACCTTTACCGAAACCAGTTATTGTAAATTCCATTAGTGCATTAATTAAATCACCATTGTTTTGTTTTAGTGCTCTAACTGCTTGAGAACGAGTACATTTCATTTGTTCCGTAATTGTTTCAATATCTTCTTGTATAAGACCAGTTTCATCGGGGATTTCGTCACCTATATAATTTGGAAGTATACAATAATGTTGATAATCAATGTATGGAAATGGAAGTGTAAATTTTTTTCCTGTTCTTGAAAGTGTTGAAGTCATTTTTACCTTTTATTAATAATATTTATAATTTCAATTTTAATTATAATAAATAATTTATAACTCTAGACAAATCCTATTAATCCTTACTCTTTCTTTAATTACGCCATCTTCTGTATTTTCAACTGTTGTGGTTGCGTAATTTATCCCATAGTCCAAATCTACAAGTTCTTTTATGGTTGATTTTTGTAAGTACCATTCAGAAGGTTCAATATAATTTCCTGTTAGGTCTTTCTTTCTCCTATGAAAAGAAATTGTTTTTCCAATCATTTCTTCATAATTGCTCACTCCGTAATGATTTTTTGCTTTATCTGTTAAGGTAAGTGGTCTCCCACCGATTGAAAAACAACCACTTTCACCAATTGATTGATACGCAAATATACATTCTAAATCAATCCCTAAATTGGTACATTCCTTCGAATATGTTTCTAAAGAAAGATATTCATTAGTTTCTAAATTCTCTGTAAAATTAAATTTGACATTTTGTAATTAATAATTATAGAAGATAGTATTCAATTTTTTAATTTAAAAAAATTATTTTTAAATTAAAAATAGTAAAATTTTATAAAATATAATAAATTATTTACTTACTTAGAAGCTTTACTTTTTGACCCCTTTCCTTTACCCCTACCTTTCTTCTTAACCGGTTCGGGTTCGGGTTCAGGTTCAGGTTCCGGTTCCGGTTCCGGTTCCGGTTCTTCGTCTTCTTCGTCTTCATCGTCGTCTTCGTCGTCTTCGTCGTCTTCGTCGTCTTCATCGTCTTCATCGTCTTCATCGTCGTCGTCTTCTTCGTCATCTGTATCAGCAACAGTCGTCTTAGCTGGTTCAGATTTTTTAGTTTCAACAACTTCTTCGCCATCTTCTTCTCCTTCGTCATCTGTATCTGGTAGGAAATCGTAACTTCCAGAAGATTCCGGAACGTCTACTTCTGCTCGAACTAGTTTCCACTGACACATATAATTCGAACTAGATACCCAAAGACCTACGCACTGAATGATTGCCTTAACAGTTGCTCCTCGAACAAGAACTTCTCCAAGAGGAGCAGTGAGTTTTTCACCCTTAGTATTAAATACTTCGCATTCAAACTTACCGTCCTTACAAGGAATTTTCAGCCGCATTCTCTTTGGAAATTGTGTTAGTTCTTCCCCTGTTTCTTTATCAGTAGGAACCTTCACAGTTCTATTATACATAGCATCGATAACATCTCGACTTGCCTTTTTCTTTTTGAACCACGCCATTGAATTCTTCACACCTGCGTCAACAAGTGCTTCATCCATTTGACACATTTTCTCGTAAAATTCTTGTGTACTCTTATCTGTTCCACCGAATGAAAGTTCGGTTGAATATTTTGGATATTCACCCTTATCATAACAGTTCATTCCAAATGGAAGAGACATTGTTGGTGTTTGAACAACTAGGTTCTTGGGAGTTCCGCTGTGTTCATAACCTACCCAAACATATTTTGCGCCACTATCCATAACGCTTGGTTTATCAGAAATACTGACAAGTTCTGGTTTTAAGTTTTTACCTTTAATTGTAAGATTAGACATTTTGTAGTTTTTATTATATTTATAAATTTAAGTAATTCAAAAAAATCAATTTTTTTTTTCAACTATAAAGAAATTTTTTCCAACTATAAAGAAATTTTTTTTCAACTATAACAGTTTTTTCGATATAAGAATAAGGTTTAATTGAGAATCATAAATATATTTTATAATATTCATTTCAAGATTTTTTAATTAAGATTTAAAAAAATAGTGGAGTATTTATTTCTATAGTGATATTAAAGATTATTTATGGTTTTTTTTATAAGTGAACCAGTAATTAATACAAATTGTTTTAGTAGGAAAAATAAAACTAATGGAATACAACTACAATGTCCTCATAAAAAAAAATTTGGGGATTACTGTGGAAGACATAAAGACGAGAATAAATGGAGATTTCGAATAGATAAACAATTAGAAGGTGTATGTATTCCTATAAAGAACAAGAAAAAAACGAAAACTAAAAAAATATTAATTACCAGAGAAGATTATAAAAGTAATCCCGAGTTAAATAATTTTGATTTTGATAGTTTGCGATTATCGTGTAAGAAATATAAATTATTATTATCAACTAGTAGGAGTTTAATGGTTAATGTATTAATACATTATTTCGAAAGTATAAATGATTATCAAAAATATGAGAAGGAAGTAATATTATTACAGAGAAATATTAGGAGATATCTTAAAGATAGACATAATAAATTAAGAGGACCTGGATTTTATAATAGAGCAATATGCACTAATACAGAAGATTTTTTATCTTTTGAGCCATTAGTAGATTTAGATATAAAACACTTCTTTTCATATAAAGATAATAATAATTTTGTATATGGTTTTGATATTAATTCTTTTAAAAAATTGGTTGATAAAAAAATGAATAATCCATATAATAGAAGTCCTATTCCTAAATTAGCAATTAAAAATATGGATAAAATATTTGAAATTCAAAAAATTGAGGAAGAAACAAATACAGTATATTTAACAAAAAAACAAAAATTAACACATAGAGTTATAAAGATATTTCAAGAAATAGACAGATTGGGAACATATGCGGGAGGAGCCGATATAAATTGGTTTTTAGATATGTCTAATGATAAATTAAAGTTATATTATAAAACACTAGAAGATATATGGAATTATAGAGCAGATTTAACAACTCAACAAAAAGCAACAATTGCTCCTTTTCAAGATATGTTTGTTTGTACAGTTCATAACTATTGTAAAATACCTAGCATTCATAAATTAAGAGATGTATTATTAGGAGAAATGGAAAAATTAGTATTTACCGCAGAACAAGATTCTGATAAAGCATTGGGTTGTTATTATATTCTAATTGCTTTTGTTGAAATTATTCCAGAATGTGCTAATGCTATGCCATGGTTAATCCAAGGTTGAAATAATAGTTAGGTTATACTAAAATTAATTTAAAGATTATTAATGTATTTTATCTTAATGTCTAAAGTATCTAATATTAATATTGATAGAATTGATAAACTAATAACACCAAATGAATTAAAAATTAAAATTCCATCTAAAGTCATAGAAGAATTAGTTTTTAATACTCGTAATCAAATTATTGATATATTAAATGGTAAAGATAAAAGAAAGATATTAATTGTAGGACCTTGTTCCATACATAATATTAACGAAGCAAAGGAATATGGTTTAATGTTATTAGAACTAGCAAATAAAGTAAAAGATAAATTTTTAATTATTATGAGAGTTTATTTTGAAAAACCCAGAACTACTGTTGGTTGGAAAGGATTAATTAATGATCCTAAATTAGATAATTCTTGTAATGTGAATCAAGGATTATATTTAGCAAGAGATTTATTACATTATCTTAATAATATAGGTTTACCATGTGGTTGTGAATTTTTAGATCCAATAACTCCGCATTATATTTCGGATTTAATTAGTTGGGGAGCTATAGGAGCAAGAACAACGGAAAGTCAAGTACATAGACAATTAGTTTCAGGTTTATCTATGCCGATAGGTTTTAAAAATGGAACAGACGGGAATATTGATATATGTGCCGATGCTATCAATAGTTCTAAAAATAAACATTGTTTTATGGGTATAAATGATGACGGAGAAGCATGTATTATTAATACAAATGGTAATAATAATTGTCACACTATTTTAAGAGGTAGTAAAAAAGAACCAAATTATAGGTCTAATAATATAAATAATACTAAAAAATTATTAGAATTAAAAAATTTGAAACCAAAAATAATGATAGACTGTTCTCATTCTAATTCTAAAAAAGATTATAGAAATCAACAATCTGTATTTGAAAATGTAATAAACCAAATTATAAACGGAGAAACATCTATAATAGGTTTAATGTTAGAATCTAATATTAATGAAGGGAAACAAGATGTAATTTATTCGGATATAGATAAATTAAAAAAAGGTATATCAATTACAGACTCGTGTATAAGTATGGCAACAACAACAAAAATTATATTAGAAGCATATAATATTTTATCAAAATCCTAAAAGATTTCTTACAGTAGTTAAAATCCTAAAAGATTTCTTACAGTAGTTAAAATCCTAAAAGATTTCTTACAGTAGTTAAAATCCTAACAGATTTTTAATATAAGGTGTAATTTTATATTCAAGTTGTTGAGAGAGGAAGATTTCTTCTTTTTTAATATCATTTTTTTCTAAAACAAAGTATTTATCATTTTCTGTTAAAAATGACATATATGTTTCACCATTATCTTTTTTCATTTTTTTAAGTGCTTCTTTAAGATTCGGTATATTAGTAACTGGGATATTATTAACTTCTTTAAGAATGTTAGGTGCTTTAAAAACATTAAATTCTGCCAGAATAGATCCCTTTAAAATCTTAGTTATAATAAGTCGAGTATCTGTTTTTTTATCTATTTTATCATATTTGATTACTATACTACTTTCTTTTACTTCGTCTAAATCAAAATGATTATTATTTAGTTCAATAATTATCATACCTCCAATAATAATAAATTCTATTTTATCGTATAAAGGATATTTGTATCTTGTTTTATAGAATGTATTAGGTAAAAGTTTTATAGTTTTAGTTAGTCTTTTATTTTCATTTTCTCTAATTATAACAATTTCTATTTCTTCTCCTACTTTTTTATATTTAAGGTAATCCATTATATGAAATTTCATATCTAAACTTTTAATAAATACTTCTCCAAAATTGTCTATTGGTAAACCGTCAAAAGCACATAATACATCTCCTTTTTTTACTCCTGCTTTATCCATTGTTCCATTTTCTAAAACTTTTGAAATATAATATCCTTCTTTACATAATTTTCTTTGTTTCATAATAGTATTATTTGTATTATTGAAAGTACACGCTAAAATAGGAAAATTAATAAATTTATTAGTTAACATATCTTTATAAACTTTCTTAAAATAATCCACAGGAATCGCATAACTTACATTTTGGGCGTCATTATATCCCGAATAATTAATGCCAATAACTTTATTATCTTTTATTAATGGTCCTCCGGAATTACCGGGATTTATTGCTGAATCAGTTTGTATATCCCCATCTTGAAAACCACTAACTATTCCAGAAGTCATTTTTATTTTAGTTTGCCCCAGAGGATAACCAATTGCGATAACTTCTTCCCCTCTTCTTAGTGTATTTGATACACCTAAATCTAATAATTTATCATTCTTAAAATCTTTTATTTTTAATAACGCTAAGTCTAATTTAGGATATACTGATATTAAATCACAACTAAATGTTTTATTACCGTATATAGGTATCTGAATATATATTTTTAATGAATTATTAATTACATGATAATTTGTAACTAAATAACCTTCTAAATTAATGAAAAAACCAGTTCCTATAGATTCATAAGAACTCTCTGTAATATAAGGTTCTAACCAATTAAAATCTTTTTTCTGTGTTCTAATCCTAACTATTGTTTTATTATATAAATCTATTAACTTTGTTTTATCTTCGAAATTTTCTATATACATTAAATTATATACAATGTAAATAACTATAATAATAATAATTAAAAAATATTTAATATCCATTAATTATTATTAATATAATAAAAATTATTAATTTTATGTATTAATTACCTTTTACTTTAATAAAATTATAAATATCTTCATTTGAAGACTCCATTATTTTTTCTAAAGCAATTTTTTTAGATTTTCCAATAACTTCATATACCTTGTTATTAAATTCAAATTTTGCTATCCAGTCCCCTCTATTTATATTATATTCTCCGTTTATTAATTCATATTCGAGTTTATATTCATATTTTTGTTTTAAATGGTTTAGAAGATTTAATCCTTGACACCTATTACTAATCATAATTATTTTAATTTTATATTATATCTCTAAATATGTTTATAAATAAATAATAATTTTTATATATTTATAATTTTATATATTTATAATTTTTATTACTTATAGTTTATAATACTTCAAATTCATAATATTTTAAGTATCCGTTATTTTCTTTCCAGTCTAAATTATTCCAATTAAAAGCTATTAATGTATTTTCTTCCTGTTTAATAAAACCTTCCATTCCACCGTCCCCGTAAGTATCTATACATTTTAGTTTATATAATCCTCTATTTAGTTTACAACTTGTAATTTTAGTTTCATTTGATTTATCAAATTTAATATCATTTGGGAAAATATTGCTTCCTAATCTATTTACAATATTAAAACTAGATTCGTGTTTTACGTAGTAATCACCTTTAATGGTAATACTAATATCTTTTTCTTCATCTACAATTATTTCTTCGGACGCATTATTATCTACATTGAATTCGATAGATTTATAACTACCACTATTGAAATTTAAATCTTTAATTAATAAATTATTTTTAAGATATTTAATTGTTCCAGTAATGCCTCCGTCGCCGTATGAATCGTGGAATACAAGGATATAATTTCCGTCTTCTAAATGTAATTTAAAATTAACTTCTTCACTATTAATGTAAAATCTTCTATTAGTATCAAAAATATTTTTATTATCTTTTAATGAATATAAATTCCAAGAGCTTTCATCTTTACACCAACTATCACCTCGTAAATTAATATTAATGTTATGTTCTTTAGTATCTTTATCACCCATAACTAATTCGTTTAGTAAACTAGATTTAGAGAGGGATAATGTTGGAATTTGGGGATATTTATTTTCATTTAAATAATTTTTTACTCTGGTAACAATTTGTTTAGACGTGAAATTATAGTTAAAATCATCCATTGTTTTAATAAAAGCAAAAGTTAGTGCTCCTTGGAATTTTCCATTAATATAAGCATCCGCACTCTGTTGGTTATCTCTACAACCACTAATTTTCAATACATTACATATATTTTCTTCTTTTCTATTAGGTTGAATTCCTGTGTCTACTCTATATACATATGGTAAATCGAGCGAAGTTCCAGAATGACAAGCATCTATTAAACTGAATAATTTACAATCAGTAGGGATTTGTTTAATTAATGTATTATAGATAACGTCATCTCTAATAACACCACTAGTTTTATAATCTAATGGAATTAATACCTCATCTTGATTATCAGATTCATTATCGTCATTATCACTTGTAAGATAAGCACCGTGTCCTGAATAACTTAACCATAATTCTTTACAATCTTTGGATTTAGATAATAATTCATTAAATCCATTAATAATATTTTCTCTAGTAGGTTGATTTGGTGTATCATCGGTTAATAAAATTATATTTTCATCTGTAAAACCACAACGGGTTTTTAAGAAATTAACTATTTTTGTAGTATCATTTATACAACCTCTTAATTCACCCTTAGAGTGGCCTCGGTAATTAATACCAATAACAAGAGCAGCTTTATTATATCCGGTATTTAAGAAACTCATTTTATAATCTATTAAAATATTTAAAATATATTTTTCTATAATTTTAAACTAATAGAAGAATATATTATACTACATAAAAAATTTTTTTAAGAAAATAAATAAATAGTTATGGTTTAAAATTAACGATATTTATTTATTTTTTAAGACTTATCAATTTATAGTGTTAAGATAAACATAACTATACTTTTTTTACTATCTAAATTATTATCGTATTTTGATTATACATTAATACTTATCTATTACCTAACTTATGTATTACTTTTTCTTTTCTTACTACTTCTTTACTCTTTCCTTTTAATTTTGTTAATTTATTGTCAATTTGTGGTTTTATTCTATTCCTAATCTCTTCTTTCCATCCTGTTTGTATTTTTATTAAACCATCTAATTTTTTTTGTTTTGCGTCAACATCTCCTGGATCTGGAATATCACCTATATTATCAATGATTTTAATTAGGTCTGTCTCACTTATAGGCTTCCCAGGGGTTGTCTCAGCAATTTCTCTTAAATAATCTGTAAGTGCTCTTACTTCTCCGTGTTTTT